CCCAGTAGGGATTGGCCTGGCGGGCGTCCAGATAGCGCCACACCTGACAGTCGTAGGCCGGACAGGAGATCAGCAGCGTGCCCCAGTCCGAGAGCAGCGTGTAAGCCTTTTCCAGAGCGGCCTTGGGATAGGGCATATGCTCGAGCACGTCGGCCATGCTGATGACCGAATATTTCACACCGGGGTCGAGCATCGCGATATCCGCGCGATGCGCTCCGATCCCGAGCCGCCGCAGGCCCTGGACCACCTCTTCCCGCAAATCGGTCCCGACGACCGAAAACCCGAACTCCTGCGCGGTGAACAGCAGCGATCCACTGCCCGCGCCGATATCCAGCCAGGAGCCCGGATCATCTTCAAATTGGTACTCGCACACGCGCGCGACCATGCGCGCCGAGACGGTCCGCAGCGCCTCGATCTGATCGCCGAGACGCTGACCCTGGTTGATCCGGGAGAGCAGCACCTCGGAGGCGGCCTCGCCGAAGTAGCCATCGGTCAAGATGTGCCCGCAGGTGCCGCACTCCACCCACCGCATCGCCGCGGGCAGTCGCGAATCGTACAAAGGATGCTGCGAGCAGTCTGCGGTGCGCAGCGGCGCGAGGTCCGTCGAATCGCAGAGAGGGCATCCGGGATAGAGCGAGCGCTCGTATCGGACGGGAGGAGGGTTCCCGGCAGGAGTTTCGGGTCTGCCCGCGTTGCCGGACGCAGGCAGTCCATTAACTCCGCTCATCAAGTATTCGGCGCGGCGAGCCGGTCAAAGCCTGCGAAGAATCCAACGGCGTCGGAATACGACGTGTCGGTGCCGGTGGCGCTCAGATCCGGATTGTAGTTCAAGCGCACGTAACGCCGGGCGGAGCCCAGATTCACGGCCACATTGAACGAACCCTTCACTGCGCCGCCCCCTGATGGGCCGGTCGCCGCCAGCGCGTAGGTCGCGGTCTGATAGTCCGCCCAGGTGCTGTTGTCGGCCGAGTCCTGCACGGCATAGCCGATCGACAGCGTGGCGCCGCTCGCCAGGGTGGTCTCGTAGTGGACGCCGACCAGGGCCGACGCCGGCATGGAGCCGTTGCCGAAGCCCTGACGATCGATGGTAAGGCCGGTGACGCTGGTCGCGTCGCCCGTGCCCGCAGCCGTCGAGGTCGCGTGATCCGCCAGGCGCTTCAGGTCGCCCAGGGAGGCAATGTTTCGTTGAGTGGTGATGTCGCCAGACATGGGGAGCGCTCCTATTGAGCTATTCGTCTAAAGGAGGGGCCGGCATCACTGCCGGCCCGAATCGGGTTTAGCTGATCGCCGGGGCCCAGCGCACGCCCTGGATGACAGCGATGGCGGCATCGTGCCGCATCTGGAAGTCGTGCTCCGCGATCGCCCGGATGATCGTCTGATCGCTCTGGAACGCCGACACCGTCGCCCCGCCCGAGTCCACGTAGGAACCGTCCCGGGACACCGCGAGCTCGAGGGTCATGCTGTCGAGCAGCAGCGCCTCGGTCATCTCGACCAGGAAGACGAAGGAGAGGTCCTTGTTCGTGCCCGACGCATCCCAGAAGTTGGTCGGGATCTGGGTGGTCTTCGAGAACGGGTACCCGAGCAGCGTGCCGCGGCTGAGCTCGTCACGGTAGACGTAGACGCCCAGGCTGTTCTGCACGTTGTTCAGGTAGTTGAAGCTGCGGGGGTTCATGAACCAGCGCCGCTTGTCCTCGGGCACGTTCGCCTGGTCGAGGCGATTCACCGCGCCGCCCAGTTCCTGCGCCACCGTCACGAGCGTGAAGACCGCCGTCGACGTGATGAAGTTACCGCCGGTGGAGTTCGCCGGATCCGCGCCGTTCACCGCCAGCGTGGAGTTCGCGCTGGTGCTCCACACACCGACCGTGCCGCCACCGACTGCGACCCAGCTATTCGCGAAGGACAGGAAGCCGCGGACGCCGTCCGCCGTCCCATCGTCCATGATGAAACCCTTGTCCTCGCGCAGCGCCACGACTTTGACGAGGTCGTCGCGAACGAAGGCGTCCGCAGCGGGATCTGCGTACCGCATCATGTCGTTGGACACCGGAACCAGGGCAGTGAGCTTCTTGTAGCTCGCCACAATGCTGTTGAGCGTCTGCTCCGACTTCGTGATTGCCTTGGTCTCGTTGCCGTAGGCCGCGGTCGCGGCCGTCTTCTGACCCGGCAGGGTCATGGTGCCGCGAGGCATCGGCAGCATGCGCGGGTTGGCTTGGCGGACCACCGCCTTGGGGCGCAGGAGCTCAATGATTTCGTTCACGTAGTCGGGCGGCACGATGAAGCCGCCGGACGCACCGACCGAGGTCACCAGGGCGCGGGTATGCGTGTCCTGCGGTGGATTGAACGCCAGCGTGATCGGGTGGCGGTCGCCAAACGAACGGGTTGCAATGGTTCGCGCGTACTCCGGATTGCGGCCCGCGGCATCGAAAATCTTCGCCAGAGCGATCGCGCGCAATCCCTTGTGCGTGGTCAGCCCGCGCGAGGCTGCGGCCGCCTCGACACAGTAGGGATCGTTATCGACGATCTGGATGCGCGTCTCCTGGTCCGCGACGGGCTGGGCGCTATCGGCCGAGAGTTCCTGCATACGCTTCGCGCGCTTGATCTGGCTGTCCAGACCTTCGACCTCCGTCAGCGCGGTGTCGTGCTGAGTCTGCTCCTCGGGGGTGAGTGTGACTTTCTCCGCGAACACCTTGTAGGCGTCGAAGGCGGTCGCTCGCTTCTTGATCAGGTCAGAGACCTTGATGGTCATTTTTCCGGCTCCTCAAGGACGCAAGGTGGTCCGCTGGGACGACACCTGCACAATAGCGCGTTGCCCAAGCGCGTGAAAAGGGCACTTCTAACAAACTCGCGCCGCCGCGGTGGCTGACCGGATCCCCGCGCGCCGCCGAAATGCCTTCAGTGAGTCACCGCCGCGAGCTTCCGCATGCGCTCCAGCCGTGCCGCGTGGGATCGGTTCCCTTCCGATCCGGTGCTCTCGTCGTCTCCATCGGACGTCTGAATCTTCTTGCTGTCGCCGTCCTCGGCTCCGGCGGTGGATCCGTCGACGACGGCGCGCATGCAGCGTTGGCACGCCTTCACCGAGCGGCCCAGCGACTGGTGGGCGTCGCCGGCGTCCTGGTGGCGTTCGCTGACGTTGTCATGGGCAGCGGCCATGTCCTCCATGTGACCGCCGGCGGCCTTGTGAGACTTCAGCGCGCGCGCGACGTGCTCCGCAGCCTTCTCGGGCTCCTTCTTCGCCGCCTGCAGGGCCTCGCCCATATCGTCGTGCGCTTTAGCCGCTTTACCCTGCGCGGCTTGCGCTTCCTCGAGGTGCTTCCCGGTGGCCTCGTGATGTTCGCCCAGAGCGCGGTGGTGTTTCAGCGCGCGGTCTGCATGGCCGTCCGCCGTCTCGAGCTTCTTCGCATTGGCGGCCGACAGGGTCCGGCCGGCGCGCGCCAGAGCGACGCCCGACCGCCAGGAACGCGCCCGCGGTGTGGCGCCGGCCGAGACATAGGCCCGCTCACCCTCCACGATCACCTCGAGGTCCAGATCCTTGTCCGCCAGGAGCTCCGTGACCTCCTCCTGGGTCATCGCAATGAGGGCCTCGCCGGCTTTCTTCAGACACTCGCCGAGCATCGCCGGGACGGTGCTGTTGTCGCCCTCGAGCGCCGCCTCGTACTCCGAGCAATCGTGCGCATAGCCGAGCGACTGCATGAGCCAGGCGAGCTGACCGATATCGGACAGACCACGCGTGATGATCGTCCGCGGGAGCGCCTGCTCGAGCGAGCGCGTGTGCCGTGCCTTCAGGCTGCGGTCAGCGCCGCCGTCGTTCTGAGTGCTCATGCCCGCTTTCTCCTCATAGTGACTGATGACCGTCTGGGCCGTCTCTCGGACGTCCTCGGGAATGTCGAGCTCCGGCAGTCGGGCCGCGGCCGCGCGGAGCGCCGCGCGCGAGACCTTCAGGCGGCCGTCGACCAGGTGGGCGATCGGCAGGTCGTAGGACCGCCGATCCATCGGCTGCGCCGCGTTGTACGCGAGAAAGGCCTTGCGCACCTTCGTGGGTGCGAAATCCGCGCCGCCCGCCCAGGTGAAGACCGACCGCACACCGACGGTGGCGTCCCAGGCCTCGGAATCGTCGATCGGCAGGTCCCGCGATGCGCCGCATTTCCAATCGTCCGTCGCCAGAGCGCGGCCGACGATCAAGGAGTCGCCGTCGACCGGGATGCAGCACAGGGAGTACTCGATCATTTCCCATTGTGTAAAGCGTTGGCCGCCGCGGGGCTTGCCGGGATCAAGGGGCTCGCCCTTGATCGGATCGAAGCCCACGCTGGCCCCGTTGATGAAGCCCTCTTTCGCGAGTCCCCGGATCTCGTCGGCGCGCTTCGAGATGCCCAGCGTGGGGAACCGGCAGCGCGAGATGATCTCCGTCGGATCGACCGCGATCGAGACCGACTTACCGACGGGTGGGTTGTCCGTGTCGTGGTTCCACAGGACAACGGGGTTCTTCTTGTAGTTTTCAAGCTCAGCGCCCTGCGGCATGAGGATGTGCCCGTCTCGGGCGCGCAGGCCGGTCGAGATCCGGACCTCGATTTCATCCTCTCCCAGCACCGTGACGGTCGCTGGAAACATGCGCCGCATCATGGTCATCTCTGCTGGCTCCAGTCCCGAACTACCCAAGTCTGGGCGGGATCATGCTCCCAATGGGCCGTTGTCCGATACTTCGGGCCGTCCGGCGCAGCATCGTCGACCTGACTTGTAAGGACGAGATTGACCGGCACCGGCATTTCGCCCTCGGCTCGCTGAGGCAGGCCAGCGCCTTCAATCATGAACTTCAGGGTATCGCTGATCGGATCGACAACCGCGGCGCTGACCTGCTGTCCTTCGGGCAGGCGTAGGAGGTTCCCGATGCAGAGTAGGTTGACCGATAGAACGCCAGCGCGGGTGCGGTCGATGGGCGGCGGATCACAGAGCATGTCGAGACTCATTGGCTCATTGCCCCTTGATCGAAAGGATCATCTTCGCCGGCACGCTGCGTGGCAGCGACGGGGCGCTGCAAAGCTCGTCGGACAGGATGCCGTCTGCACCCGCTGCGTTGAAGGCGGCGATCTCCGCGCACTGCACGCCGATTAGGTTGGTCATGAGATGGTCGAGCGTCGCGGGAGTCGTGATGACGATCGGCGTGCCGTAGGTCGGGACCGACTGCGGCCGCACATAGAGGTGGTAGCCGGCCAGGTCGGAGAGCGGCGTGCCATCGGCATTCAATGTTGGTGCCTGCCACATCCAGTCGATCGAGCCGGCCGCCGCCGGGGGTATCGGCGAGAAGTTCACCTTCGCCGGGTCGAGCCAGTTGCTGGTCTGACCGGTGAGCGGCGTCGGACAGGTCTTGAACGGGCCCGCCGTGATCGTGGGGTCCGAGCACGCGAAGACGCGATCGCCGGCGATGAGCTGCGAGGGCTGGATCCAGACGTCCGTGGCAATCCCGTTCCGGAGCACGTCGACGATCAGCAGCGTGGACGGGACCGACCACTGAGAATTTGTACAGGCTGAGAACCCCGAGCTCGCGGGCTGCGTTGGGCAAGACCGGACCAGGGTGAGGGTCTGAGCCTGGCCCAGGACGGGCGCAGCACCGAGCAGGAGCGCGATCGCAAGCCATAAACGATTCATGCAAGTCCCCTTTTCTAGCCTTGAGGCGCCACGTCGTCAGGGCCACCCGTTGCCACACCGGGTGCTGGCTCGCGGCCGGCGGGTGGGCGCCCGGCGGCGTCGGGCGCGGTGCCGGTGGCATCGCTGCCGAGTGCCGCGAGGTTGACCGGCTCCATGATGGTGTCCCCGCCTTCGACGGGCGGCAATCGCTCGCCGCCCCGGAATTCATTCGTTGTGGTCAGCCCGGACAGCTTGCCGATGCGTCCCAGGTTATAGCGCGTTGCGGGATCGGCCCTCAGCAGCGGCGACTCGTCCATGTCCATCCCCAAGCCTTCCTGGTCGAGATCGAACGTGCGGACAAATTTCTGCTCCGCCATGTCCAGGTCGGGCGCCACGGTCTCGTTCACGTAGCTCTGGTCCTCCTGGATGATCGTCGAGCCCCGGGTGGTGTCGGGCTGCATGAGCTTGCGGGGCGGCACGCCGAAGAAGCGCGCCACGTCCTGCACCGAAAGTTGCTTCTGGCTGATGAACTGCAGATCAACGGCGGTGAGCTGGAGCTGCTGCCACTTCAGCCCATCCTCAAGGACGGCCGTGCGGCCCGTATTCTGCACGCCCGTCTGGAACTCCTCCCATTGCTTCTTGAGGCGCTTGGCGGCGTCTTCGGAGAGCTGCCGGTCGGTCTGCAGGACGCCCGAGGGGCGTGCCCCGTTGTTCACGAAGCGCGACGCCTGCGCATCCTGCGCCATCGCCAGGCCGATGGCGTCGCGCGCCATGCCGATCGTGGAAGCGGCGACCAGCATGTTGAAGCTGATGCCGCGGAAGTGCATGACGTGCTCGGACGGGATCGAGACCGGGAAGTCGCGCAGCATCGCCATCTGGAAGAGACCGATGCGGTTGACGTTGTAGAACCACTGCCCGTCCGAGGCCTCGAGGACCATCACGGCGTCGGGATTGATCCAGATCAACTCCGTCGGCTGCCCTCGGCGATCGCGCAGGATGACCGCGTAGGCATTGCCGCGGAGCAGGAACGCGACCCACATGTCCCGCATGAACTCGAACCAGGTCTGCACCCGGTTCGGTCTCACCAGGAGCGCGGCGACCGCGTGATCCTCGGGATCGAGCTTGATCCGCGTGCCCTCGTCGTTCACGGAGTAGATCGACGGACGGCAACGGGCGACGTCCTTCGCGCGGATGTCGACCGCCCGGTAGACCGCCGAGACGGTCATCGCCGTGGCCTGCGAGATCAGCATGCCCGAGGCCGACTGGACCGAGCCCAGCGGCGGGATCATTCCGTAGGACGGCACGCCAGCGCTCGCGCGCGTCAGCGAGCGCATCCCCTCGGCCATGGACCTAAAGAGCGCCATTAGGGCGTGGCCTGCTGGCGCAGGAAGCTACCGACCATGACCAGGACACCGGCCACGATGAAGCCCGCGGGCGGGTAGATCAGGTAGCACCCATAGCTCACCGAGCATGCGCCGATGATCCCGGCGGCGTCGGTCAGACCATCCGTGACCTTCTTTTTCATGGCTGGCGAGAGACTCATGCGTGGATAATCTCCGTCGCTCTTTGGTAGGCTCCGGCGTTCCGGGAGCACGCCCCGTATGACGCACTGGGACACCATGCCCGGCGCTAGGGGATGAAGTGCGCACCGCGTGATGCTCGGGTGCAACCCCCGACCCGGAAGCTACCTCCTCAAAGAACCAGCAGGTCACGTTTCTCATAGACCGATTCCCCGGACGGCGTCTCCATGGCGGCGGCGCCACACGCCATCGTTCCGGCCACTAAGGGATCGATGCGGTTGACCGCCTTGCGCTTGCTGAACCAGCGGTTGTCGAAGGCATCGTGCTCCATGGCGGCGGACATCATCGCCGAAATCAGGACCGGATTGCGAAGGAAGCGGATTCGCTTCTCCAGGATCAGCGTCTCGATTTCGATTACCGACCCGGGCATCCACAGGCCCGCCGGCACCGGGCGGCCGGTGCGCTTCGATTCGAGCAGTTGATCCTCGGTCGGTTTTGCGCGCCGCACGCCTCCCTGCGGATGCTCGGCCTGACTGACGGTCAGGCCCATATCGGCCATTTCCTGTTCTAACTTCCGATAGGCATAACGGTCGTAGGCGAGCAGACGCAGCCGATATTCCGCGTTCAAGGCGGCAATGCGGGCCGCGATGAAGTCCAGGCGGATGATCCGGCCCGGCACCGTTTTAAGCCAGCCCTGCTTGACCCAGACATCGTAGGGCGCCTGATCGCGCTGGGCGCGCTCCGCGAGCGTCTCGGCCGGCGTCCACACCTCCACCCAGGCGTCGTAGGTGGGCAAGGTGATACGGACGACGGCGTGCGTATCGGGATCCGTGCGCTCCACTTCGATGGTGCCCGTCGGGGTGACGCAGCCCAGGGCGGTGAGATCCTGCGACCCGGATAGATCGGCCCCGATGTAGAGGTCCTTTCCCAGGTGGATGGCCGGATCGAACGTCGCCATGACGCTCTCGGCGGTCTCACGGCTGATCCACGCCTCTTCGACGTCCGTCCAGACGCAGAAGTTGAGCCGCATCAGGCTATTCAGCTTGCCGGGTAGCACCTTAGCCTGGTTGACGGCGATCGCCAGGTCATCGATCTGGACCGTGATGCCCAGGAGTGGATTGGCCTTAATCCAGCACAGGCGGTCCTCGAGCGGGTCGTCTCCCTTATCCAGCGCGCACACGTAGGCGAACGTGTCGTCATATTTCGCTGCCGCCTCGAGGTCACCGACGTAGGTGAACGTTTCCTCGTCGAGATCGCGCGTGCCGGCGGCGGCGCGAATCGCGTGCTGATGCTCCTCCCAGCAGATGGAGTTGCGGTCCGTCCCGGAATTCGTCGCCATGATCAGCAGCGGCTGTCGGCGCCACTTGAAGCCCTTCTCCAGCATGCTGATCGTGTCGCCACCGTCGTAATGCTCGTGCACCTCGTCGCAGAGCGCACAGGACGGCCGCGGCCCCGATTGCCCGTCCTCCGATGAGATCGGACGGAAAAAAGAGCCCGTTTTGTGATCGCCCAGGTTCCAGACCGGCGTCACGCCTGATTTCTGGATGCGCGATCGGAGCGCGGGCGACTGATCAACCATGGCGACTGCATCGCGAAAGAGAACCATGGCCTGGTCCTTCTTTGAGGCGGCGGCGTAGACCTCGGCGCGCGCCTCACCATCGGCCACGAGGCAATAGAGGCCGATTCCGGCCATGAGGGGCGACTTACCGTTGCCTTTGCCCTCTTCGATGTAGGCCCGCCGGAAGCGACGGCGACCGTCCGCGCGCTTCCACCCGAACAGCGAACCCACGATGAAAGCCTGCGAGGGCTGCAGATGGAACGGTAGGCCCTCGAACTGGCCGCTGTTGAGGCACAGCACGTCAGGGAAAAACCCGGCTGAGTACGCCGCAGCATTCCGGTCCCAACGCAGCCCGCGTTCGGGGCCGTGTTTCAAGTCGTCGAGGTGGCGCCGGCAGGCGTTCCGGACGTGCGGACCCGCGCGGATCTTCCCCTTCAGGACCGCGCGCGCGTAGGCCAGTACGGGATCTTTCACAGAAAGATCCCCGATCTATCTGAGATATTTCTGCGCCGGGTCGTCCTTGGCAGCCGGCGGGGTGGCCGTGACCCGGCTCCTCGAGGAGGGCGACATTCCGAATTCCACCGAGAACTTGTACATGAGCTCGAGCGCCTTATTACGGATCGCCAGGTAAGGCGACTGCATCGGGTAGCCGCCCTGCTGCTCCACGGTCTCGGTCCCGTCCTTGTTGCGCTTCGTGACCGTCTTCTGCGGTGAGCGGATGATCTTTCCGAACCGCTGCAGGTTCTGCTCCGCCTCCACCCAGTCGGCGTATGCCTGGCAATAGGCTGCAAGGGCCGCCCGGTCGATGCGACTGAGCATGCCCAGCTCGTGGAGCTCGTGCGCAAGCCGCCCCCATTCGACCTTTGCCTCGTCCGAGAGGTGCGCGGGAACGGTCGGGAGCGCGGGCTCAGGCCGGGGTTCGTGCGGATTGAGCGGCCTGTTTCCGGGGTTTCCGGACACGAGCTTTAGGTG